CTTTCTTCATCTATGATTAAATCATAATCTTGTAGTAAGCTTATTCCGTATGTTATTGATCCTTGACCTTTTATTGCTGCTACTATATTATTGTTTCTTGTTAACTCAGATATTAATCTTGGTTCTGCTGAATCACCTACTATTAAATCACGATTAGCAAACTTACTATTTAATGTAGCTATCTCGCTTGTAGTTAGCTTTGTTTGATATACACATAGTTTAACATAGATTAGTTTATTTTCTTTATCTATATTGGTTTGTACTAATGTTGTAGGATCATTACTAAATCCGTAATCTTGACCAAATACATTTTTACCTACTTGCTTAAACTTTCCTATTTTCCAATTAGTAAATATAACACCTTCAGCTTTATCTAACCACGCACCAAGTATAGTATGCTTGTATCTACTTGGCCTTCTTTCTTTCATACTTTCAATCTGATCAATATAGCTTTTGCTTAGATTCTCTTTATTGTCTAAATAAGTTGTATGGCAATATGTAACGTTTTCTTTTACTCCATTCATTCCAGCTTGTACACCTTTATCTTCAAAGAATCTTTTATAAATCCAATGTTCCTTTGTTGCTGGGTTCATTATCATTATAACTCTGTTTCTTATTCCTTGCTGCCTAACTGACAAATCTATTTTATCAAATATATCTTCATCAACCATTTCTTCAGCTTCATCTATTATCCAAGTAGTAATACCTTGTAATGATTTAAGATTAGCTGTTTGATCTCCTGAACTTGTTTTGATTCCTCTAAATAAAATTTTGCTTCCTGTTTCTTTACAAATGATTTCATCTTTAGTTATATGGAATAAATGATTGTAATTTAATAAATCAATCTTTTCTTTAAACTCAGGAATAATTGAAATGGCTGCAGACCTCAACGTATATCTTGTAAATAATATCTTGTGCCTTTCTTTTGATATTGTAAGCATTAAAGCCAAAGTAGATACTGCAAATGATTTGCCTGAACCTCTACCGCCTGTATAGATAAAGTACCTTGATGGATTGCTTAGAACTATAAATTTATTGTTTACCATTCTTTTTCATTGCCTCCATTAATTCATCGAAATCAATGCCAACATCATTAGTGTTTAAATCAATAGTTTCTTTAGCAGTTCCATACATTGAATCCATTAACTCCTTATAAGCTCTTACATCTCCTTGCCTCATCTTTTTAATTAATGCAAGTGTTCCTATATCTTCTTGTGTTAATTCTTCTAAATCTCCTGTTATTGGGTTCTTAGATTTCTCAGTAGCTTCAAGCCACTTCCTTGCTATTGTACTTCTATTCTTACTTCCAACAGGCCTTCCAGCTGGATTACCTGACTGACCTTTTTTAAAAGGATTTAGATTTTGTTCATTTGCCATTTTAATTACTTTACTGGATTTATATTATTAGCTCTTTTAATTGCTCTTTCAGTTGAAACTTTTTGCAATCTTTCTACTTCCATTTTATAAGGGTAACAATGTTTCATTTGTTCTAATGAGTAATATACAATTGATGCTCTGTATGGATTTTCTTTAGTTTGATAAATTGGCATTACTCCGTGAATTTCTGTTTGACCATCAAAAATTGCTAAATACCCATCTTCTTGAGATAATGCAAAACCATATTCAGGAAATACTAATTCACCTCCAATTATTCCATCTCTAAGAATTAAAACATTTGATAAATTCTTTTTAAAATTGCCTGAATCTTTATGATATTTAATTGCGTGATTTACATTTATGTTGCAAGTAAGGAAAGGCGATTTTTTATTTAATGCATAATCTTCTTCTACGCTTTCTTTAATTACTTTGATATCTCTTTCATATTGTTCTGGTAAATATTTTTTATAAACATTAATTAAATCATTCATAAATGAAAAAATAATATTAGTGTTTTTAATTTCTTTTTTTGTGTGAGCTGAAAATCTGCAAAAATCATTTCTTCTTGCTATTCTTGGTAAACTTCCAAATATGCTGCTTTGAGTTGGCAAACCTCTTGTTCTTGAGCTTTTACTTAGTTTTGTTGATGTTGCTGCTGATCTTATTCCATTAAGCTTATTATTATCAATTTTAATATATATACCTACATCTTTTCCATCTTTAGTAAATATGCAATCTTCTGAAATTATTTTATTATAGTGTTTTTTTTCAGGGGTTTTTTTTAATAAACCTTTTGCATCTTTTATTTTAACTAATTCAATTCTTTTCATTTTCCATTAATTTTAAAATAAATTGAGAATAATCTGAAACATCAAAATCTTTTACTTTTTTATTTAACCATTCAACTACCTTTTCAAATGTTTCAGAATCATATACTAAATACAATCTTTTTACTTCTGCATTCATAAAATTATCTAATTCTAATTCTGGATTTGATCCATTGTAATCATCTGTATTGCTCATACTATCTTGAAAGATTGGCAAACTTAAACCCCAATCATCAAGCATATTATTATCCCATTCATTAGCAATCATATCCCAATCCCATTCACCAAATCCTACATTATCTTTTACTATGAATTCTCTCTGTTGATTCTCTGATAATTCACTTGCTTTGATTACAGGAATTTCTTTTAGTCCAGCTTCTTGACAAGCTTTCAATCTCATATTTCCACCCAGCACAATCATTTCTTCATTAACTACTATTGGCCTTATGTCAAGCATTTCTGGAAACTCTTTTATTGACTTTACTAACTTATGGAATTTGTTATCCTTTATTAATCTCGGATTGTTCGGATTCCGTTTTATTTTGGATATTTTTATTTTCTCTGTTTTCATATTCCTTTAAATATATTAATAGTTTTTCTTCTGTTTCATTTTTAGTTTTGTGTTCACTTCTTTTCATTTTCTTGTTCATATGTATTGTATAAGGTTTGCATTTGACTTATTAAATCTCTTACACAACTTCCACAGGTTGATGATTCTTTTTTGGCATTGAATACTCTATTGAATATTTTTAATAGTTCTTTTTGTTCTATATTAGTTAAAGTGTTTTTATGTTTGCTAAAGAATTGTTTTAAATAGTTGTATTCTTCTTCTACTAAGCAATGAGCATTTTTATATGGAAATAGTTTATTTAGTTTTTGTTTACGTTCTTCACATCCGCAATCTTCACCAAGTATAAATTTAGCTACTTTATCAATACCTGTTGCTTTAGTTATCTTTTCTATGCTGTCGCCTAACCCTTTAGATTTCATCTTTTAGTTTTCTTTTAATTTTTTTTTTACACTTGCTTATTGTGTTGTGTACTACTACGTGACTAATTTTAGTTGCTTTGCTTAAACTCCGAATTGTATGAAATTCCTTTCTATATAAATTAAATAGTTTGCGATCAAACCAATAAAAAGAATTTACTATTTCATCAATCTTCTTTTCTATATTGAATTTGTTTATCTCTGGTTGTTTTTCTTCTACTGTATGATTATCTTTTAGTTCTGTTTTTATGCTTTCATCTTTTTGGATGTCTAAGTACATATTATACAAAATTTTATTGATATATCCTATATGTGGTTTGTTATCTACTATTGCTTTGTTTATAACCTCATCTTTTGAATTGTGAATCTTTAGATACATATCTTGTACTATATCTTCAGCAATTATATTTTCATCATTTATTAAAGCATCAACGCTTGCTATCCATTTATTGTGGTATTCAGCTAATAGTGTTAATACTTTGTTTTTATTCACGTTGTTACAAAATTATAAATTTTTTTCATTTCTAAATTCCTGTAACTCTAATAATAAATTTATGAAGTCATTAAATTCTATTGCACAGTAATCTAATTGAAAGTTTTTTGTGAAAATCACAAGCGGTGTTTTACCTCTTGGTGCATCGTTCCTACTTTGTTCCAATGCTTTCCAGATGTTTAGTTTTTCTTGGTTCTTACATTCAAAACTGTATTCACTTATTATACTGTTATCATCAATACAGATTATATCACCTTTAAAATCCATACCACCTGAAAGCGGTGTTCTACGTACCTTTATTTTAAATACTTCTTTTAGTTTATTAGCTATTGACAATTCAAAGCGTTTTCCTTTTTGTTGGCTTGATCTTCCGCCCATAGTTTATTTTTTAGTTTCTAATTTTAGTTCTTCTGCTTTCATTAATTCAATTAAGTCAGTAATGTATTCGTGTAAATCAGGATTAGAAAATAGTAGTACTGCAATTACACTTAGGTTTTTTTGATTAGGTGCTTTGATCTTAATCTTACTTTTTTCATCCATCATTAATGCACACCACATAT